GAACATGAAATCAGAGGTGAACTGGCATGACCGACATCAAGATTGACAAGAACGTTCCCATCCCGGAGACTTCCGGGGCTGGGGCGCTGTATCCATTTGCAGAGATGGAAGTTGGCGACAGCTTCTACGTGGAGGGCAAGACGACTGCTCAACTCCAGAACTCTGCTTCGCACTGGCGGAAGCGCAAGGGCTGGAAGTTCCGGACCCGCACTGAAGACAAGGGCGCACGGATCTGGAGGGTTGAATGATGCGACGCTACAACGACAAGCAAGTCAAGTTCGCCAACTGCAACGGCGTCCACATCGAAGTCCGCAAGTATTGGGCCAAGAATGAGCCCGAAGAGGACGCATACTTCATGGTCACCATCGTTGATGCGTTTGACGACTGGTCGGAGCCGGACGAGTATGAAGCCGAGACCGAGAGCGAGGCGCTGGAGATGTTCGCTGGGTTCGTCGAAGAGTATCAGGACAAGCCCAACTGGAACGCGCAGGCCGCGTATGACGAAGCGCACGGCACGATCAACGGGGAAGACCCCGGCATTGTCGCCATGCGTGAGATGGTCGGTGAATACTGATGATTTACCGCATCGTTGTGAACTGTGGGTCGCTCAATGCAGCGACTCACGCCAAGCCGAGGATTGAAGGCGTTGTGGCCCAAGAGAACGACACTGTCGCTCGCGGTGGTCATCTCATCGAGATCCTTACAGAATATCCCGAGCGCTTCTGCGCCGCTTACTTTGAAGAGGGTTTCAATCACCCCTTCACCTGCCAACTGGAGATTTCCTGATGTCTGTAACCTTCTACATCGCCGCAACCGATCGCATGTCCTGGGGCCGTGGCACCCGTGAATGGGAGGCTATCGCTCATGCAATCTTGCATGGAGGTATCGGTGTGAAGAACATCGTGCTGTTCCAGGTCACTTGCCCGGAAGGGACTGTCGAGAGTGACGTCTCGGTGAACGAGATGGGATCGATCACTGCACCCGCTGGGTCGGAGGTGAAAGATCTGGACAACATGAAAGCGACTCGCATGGCCGAGAAGTTCTTTGACTACAAGGACGAGGTTGACGCCATGCTTTACCCTGACGAAGATGGCGGCAAATAAGACTTATCACCGCCTGCCTCGCGTGCTTTACTGGTAGCACGGCAAACGCTTAACATAGAGGTGAACCATGAAAATTGAATACCTGCCCGTGGAGGGCGACAAAGACTACACGATGTATGCGTTCTACGACGAGAACAAGAACGAGGTGATCTGGAACGGTGTGACGAACAGCAGTTCCTACATGGATCATGTGGCTGGCACCGAGTATGCTCAGTTCCTCGTATGGCGGCGCGGCAAGGTCGTCATCGTGGAAGGCTGCGGCTGGTATTCTTCAGAGTTCCACTTCCGTTTTGAGCTGACCGAACTGCCCGACCGAGTGGTTATCATCGCCCACGAAGCTGCGGCGCTGATGGATCGCGCTTGGGATGACGAGAGCCCGGTGAAACTTCATGAGTAAGTATCGTCCGTTTGACGTAAGTCCAGAGGCGATTGCCTGGAGACGAGAGAACAAGAAACGCATTCGGCCTTACGTCTGCAAGCTCCCGCAGCGCGGATGGTGGCTGAAGCCGCTGGTGCTGTGGCTGGGCGCGGCGGTCATGCTGGCTCTGGCGCTGTAGGGACGGCCTCAGAGGCCAAGGGACGGCCTAGCGGGTAGGTGGCCTAGTAACCGCCCGCAGATGCGGCTCTGGCAGGCTCTGAGCGGTCGTTTGGTAGCGCGGTCTCAAGCCTGACCTCCCCTCGCGATGCGCGGGACCGGGGTGACGCATTATTGTCGGGGCGGGACATTACGAGTTTGTTCCGCCCCGGCTCTTATGCTACTGTGTAGGTAGGCAATAATGCCCGAACCAACGAGGTGAACTACAATGACTGATTATCTTACCAAGGAAGTGTCCATCTACCAGTGTCCCCGTTGCCTTGTGGCTGGCGAAGCGCGACAGTGGGTGGATGACCCCTACATCGGTCTTTGCTGCGAGGAGTGCGGCGAGGAGGTGAAGCATTCTGGTGAACGTCCGGCGGGCTGGTGGTCCGTGGGCGTCTACGAGACTGGTCGTTCCTATGGTGGCCCAGAAGAGGGCGGCTGGTGGTATGACACTGGGTCTCTCACCGACGAGTTCCGCGTGCGCGGGTTCGACAACTTTGAGGAAGCCAAGAAATATCAGCTTGAGCTTCGCGACCACTACATTGCCGAGGGCGCGAAAGACATCGCTGTTCGCGGCTTCACCGAGAAACTTCCGGTGGCTGGTTATCCCAACCGTCGCCCGGTCTACTGCTGAGGAGAGAAACATGGCAGACGCAACACGACTCTACTACGATGGGCGACTGATGAACACGATCACATCGTCGTCCAAGTTCAAGACGATCCCGAACGCCAAGGTGGAAACTGCCGAGCAGCGTGAGGAAGTCGCACGGAAGCTGGCCGATGGCTGGGTGACGAACGCGGGCTACGAGCGCGAGAAGTTCAAGATCGAACACGGCAAGAGCGATCCGATGGTCCTCTCCAAGATGACGTCGGATATCATTGCCAAGAGCCGGGAAGGAATTGGCACATGGTGATCAGTGACGAACTCAAGCGGGCGCTGGGCGCGGTCTCTCAGGAGATCGCCCCAGACGCCAAATGGGCCGATGGTGAAGAGATGGCCGAACTCTGCGTGGACGCCAGTCGTCTAGAGATGGCCGGATACAAGGCCGAGCAGGAAGAGGCCAGGAAGCTGATCGATCAGCACAGCTATCCGGAGTTCCTCAAGGAAGCCGCCAAGTATGTGTCCACATGGTGACACATTTGAGTGTTCATCCTTGCCCTCGCGGGTTACACTGTAAGGGTAAGGCAACACTCAACCAGAGGTAAACTTCCAATGTTCAACCTAACTCGCAAAGAGGCAGCGGCGGTCGCGCGTGGCGTGGGCCGCACGCTGCGTTTCAACACAGAATGGCAGGAATTCCAGGTGTATCCTGTCGGGACTGGGATGGATCATCCGTCCTCGTATGCTACCAACTGCCTGGAAGATGCTCTGCGCACGGCGCTTGCAATGGCCGAGAACGAGGAGCATGGGCCGGGTATTGGCCGCGAGTTCACCACTAGCGAAGCCAGCGACATCGAATGTCATCCAGGTTACTGGTTGAACGAAGATACCTCCGCCTATCACCCCATCGGCGACGAACTCGCAGCTATCGGCGATAATCTGTATCGCGTTTACCGTGCCGATGATGAGCATCGCATTCAATACTTCTTCGACCTCGGCGAAGCTCTTGGCGTCAACCTTCTGGAGCCGGAGTTGGTGAAATGAGAAACTTCCCTGCAACTCAAGCCTACCTCGTGGGCAACGATCTCAAACTCATCGCCAAGGTGTGGGAGTTCTTCATGGATCCTGAGATCGGAGGCTCCGTTCCTATGGTGTCCTCCATCCCCGGCATGGGCTACATCATCCAGTCGCAGTTCGGCCATTGTCCCATGGACTCGGGCGTGGCCGTGTATTTCTGGACGGAAGGTCCGGAATACTGCTGCCTGATGACGGAAGATCCTGCATGGGATTGGGATCTGTCCGAGGAAGACAACCTCAAGGCTCACAAAGGCCAGAAATTTGCAACCCTAGAGGAACTTCACCTCTACATCACCACGGGAGAGTCATAATGCGTGGAATTCTTATTGATCCTTGGTTCAAGCAAGTCAAGGAAGTGGAATGCACTGGAGAGTTGGACGACATGTATGGACTGATGTCCAACATGTTCGGGCCGAAAGTGTCTGTGTTCTGCTTGGGCATGACTTGGCCGAACGGAGATACTCTCTACGTGGATGACGAGGGGCTTCTCAAACCGGGAATGCGCCTCTTCGACATTGGTCGGGCCGACGGTCAGCTCTTGGCTGGCAACGGACTGATCCTGGGCAGTGACGCTGAAGGAAACAGCGTTGCAGCGAAGTCGCTCTTGGTGGAAATCCAGAGCATGGTGAAATTTACAGATCTGGTGACAGCATGAAGAGCATCTGGGAAGAATACAGCAACGAGGCTGAGGCGCTGGCGAAGCGCCTTGGCAAGATTGTTCGCAAGCGCGAACTCACGATGATGACCAAGAACGACAAGGTTCTTGCCGATACCTTGGCAGATGAGCTGAGATCTTGCATCGAGGATGTGATCCAGAGCCAGGATAAACTGACTGGGATACATCAGGATCCGTCGCAGCTTCTGGATGTCATCGGCATGGTGATCGGGATGCCCAAGGAGAGGCGGGACGCCATGATCACCGAGTTCGCAGCAAGGAAGACCGATGGGTAAATTCCTGCTCGCACTGTCTGGCTCTGTCGCGTTCTGCGTGGCAGGGCCGGTTGCAGTTCTTCTTTTGATAGAAGACCTGCCAATCACGTGGCTCAACATCTTCCTGGTCGGCGGTATTGAGTCGTTCTTCATCCTGATGGCGATAGAACTCGGGAAGCTGACCAAGCAACTCTGGAGGGACATGAATGATACACGCAATGATTGACATCGAGACTCTCGGTGTCGGCACGCAGGCTCCGCTATTTGAAATCGCCTGTGTGCTCTTCAACCCTGAGAACGGTGAGGAGATCTCTCACATGCACGCTCACGTTGACATCATGGATGTGATGTGGCGGACTGGGCGTTGTCCGCAGCCTGGGACGCTGGACTGGTGGCGAACTCAGCAGTATGACCCGACTGTGGTGGATGACCGAGTGACTTTGTCCGATTCGGTGAGTGACTTAATCGCTCTTTACGAGGGACGGTCGGTTGAAAAGACGTGGGCCAATTCCCCGTCTTTCGATCTCGTTATCCTCGAGGGTCACTTCGCTTCCGTCGGAGAGGAAGTGCCGTGGTCATACCGCGAAGAACTCGACTTCCGCACAGTGCGCTGGATGGCGAAGCGGAAAGGATGGACGCAACCCAGGACTGCTCCCACCCACAATGCCTTGGAAGACTGCCGACTGCAAGTTGGCCTGCTGATGGAGATGATCAATGTGTGAACTGTGTGAACTGAAGGCGAAGGCCGACAAGAAGCGGGAGGCATACTCCTTCCGTATCATGCAGATGCAGGTGGATGCCCAAGAAGGGCGGACCGAGCAGGCTCGGGAAGCGAAGCAACTCGCGCTGAAAGCGTTTGAGGAATGTCTCGACATCGTGGAACAGCACGCTCTGGAAGTGGCGAAAGGCGGACCCGACAGACATTCGGATCTGCCCCTGTCCATCGCCGACATCCTGTCCAACTCCGGTGGATCGTCGGGGCTAAACTAATCGCCCTCTCACGCGCGGCTCTTTTCGTTCAAAAGGCTCAGGTCCCTTGGCGGGGTCCTGGGCTTTTTCTTCGGCATAGCTTCTTCAGGTAAGACTTCCTGGAAGCGCCAGCCGTTCAGTTCGGCCTGCTCTCTCCAATCGACGGGTTCCATCATAAACTCCATAAGGTCGGAGACGTAAACCTCTACGAACTCATCATCAGTTGACTCTGCGAGCATAGTCAACTCCTCAGCCATGTCGCCTCGGCTTTTTATCTGTTCGTCAGCGGCATTCATCTTATTCAGATATTTCCTCATCCAGGTGCAAAGCATCCACTCCAATCCATACTGGAGATCTAGCATGTTGCGGAAGACATAGGATGATGTGGGCTTGCCGACAGACCTGTTGTTGTAGAGCTTGCGAGGTTCGTAGATAACAGCATTGACGACGACCGCGCCGAGATTATGCTTGCTGAATTCCTCTTGGGGAGCCAGCCAATCATACAGTTCTGCAATCGCAACTTGCTGCGGGACTTCTCCACGACAGACAGCGCGGTAGAGGCTGAGCATTGCGAGCTGACTTCCGACCGTGTGAACCTTGATCATCCTGCGCTGCAATTTGGGCCGAGTTCGGTAAAGGAGGATTTCTCCTGTTTCAGGGTCATGCCTCGGTCGCTCAGGCTGGTAGGGGTTTATCAGTCGTGGGTTATCCATGGTATCTAGTCCTCTCTTAGAAGTGTGGCTTCTGTGCCGTCAACCGTAGCTTTTAGAGCCTGTTTTTGCAAGGCTTTTTTGATGGATCTATAGAGGGAGGCCCAAATGAGTGAAGGCCATTTCCATTTGCAGTTGCTAGGGTTCCTCCGTTTTACTGCTACAGCATTTCAGTATGGTCACCACTCTTATTACCCTTATTATTAAAGATATAGATAAAGAATATAATAAAAACAATGGGATACCTCTAGGAGAGGATGCCATACTTGCCACAGGTTATAGAAAGAGGGCGAAGTCGCAGCTGACGAGGGTTGCGTTCCTTGGGCTCATGTGAGATAAGTCTATAACGGGAGATCTTCCAACTCTTCTTTTCGCACACGCACGGGTGAGAATGATGACCAACGAATACAACGAAGATACTTACGATCGCAACAATGTCCGCAGTCGTCCACGCTCGCTGCTCACCAGAGGATCCAAGCCCGTGGTGGTCGAAGAGTGGGATGAGGAAACTGGAGATTGGCGACGTCGGATAAAAATGAGCCGGATAAAGTTTGGGGATGCAGAAAAGGGAGTGTTCCTGGAAACTTACCGGAAGTGGGGAAGAATGGGAGAAGCGGCTGCTGCCGCAGGAGTCTCGACGCAGACAGTGCGCAAGCACATCGATGAAGATGAGGACTTTGCCGAGGCTCTGATGATTGCTGAGGAGGAATATCGGGAGAAGCTCATTGGGCATCACCAAGATCTGGTGTTCAATGGGACGATTAAGAAGAGCTTTGACCGAAACGGCAACGTCGTCTCCGAAGAGACAATCTACCCGATCCGCCTCATCGAGCTGGAACTGAAGAAGCACGACTCCGGATACCGAGAGAAGCAGGAGATCAGCCATCAGCACTCCGGCGGTGTTCTCGTCGCACCTGCCGATATGGGATCCATTGAAGACTGGGAGAAGAAGTTCTCCAACATGAAGGATGTGACACCGGATCCTGTGGAAGTTCACCAGATAGAAGATAAAGATATAGATGAGGATTAGCCCAGATAAAGAGTGGGATAAAATGGCAGAGTGACCGAGTCGGAAAATTGACGAGTGAGTTTGTCCGATTCTGTCTCCAGCCGCCTCTCGCCATAACCAACGTCTTCTTCTTTTTCTTCCCAATCTTCTTCATCTTCCTCGGATAAAGATAGAGATAAATCGTCCCGGATAAAAGATGAGGATAAAGAAGACGTAGATAAAGAAGAACGGACGAAGAAGAGAGAGAAATTCCCTTATCACGGTGTGACAAAGGACACTTGCAAAGAGCCGCCTCGGCGCGTAGTGTGTATGTAGGCAACAACGCCACAACCACCGAAAGAGGTAAATCAAATGGCTTTCTCTACTTCCAACTGCTACTCCCTTCGCAACAACAAGAAAGAGCTTTCGGCCCAAGTCAAGGCTCTCACTGCTGGCTACATCGCACGGGGCGGCAAAATCAACGTCTGTCGCCCCGGCGTGGCGCAGGGCGCGTCGTTCTCCAGGAACAAGTCGCCGTTCAACAATCTGCGAGTGACCGAGTCGCCGCTTCACCGTTGACCGAGTAAGATTGACCGAGTCGGCTAGTCCGATTCGGTCTCTCTTTGGGCCTGTCCCTCCTCGTCATCTTCTTCCTTCCTCTTCAAAATCTTCTATTTCTTCTTCCGGCAGGCCGCAGTCGATGATGATAAAGAAGACGTTGAAAAAGAAGAATGACCGAGTGACTGAATTTGACCGAGTCCGTCAATCCGATCTTCTTCCTCGGTCCTCGTCTTCTTCTTCCGGCGGGTCAGCGGTCCGCGGTCTTCATATTCAAAAAGTTGCATTGTTCATCAAATCGTAAACAAACTGTTTCCGCCACAATTCCGCCTTAATTCTGCCACATTTCCGTTTCCAGGTCGTTGCCAAATCAAAAACAAACTGTTTCTCTTTTAGCTGCAAAAAAGTGTTGCAACCTGCCCCAACATGCCCCATATTACCTACATGGCAGCAAGGCAATAACGCTAAGCGCCACTAGCAAAAAGGTAAACACAATGGCTACCACCAAAAAAGCACCCGCACCCGCCGCCGCCAAAAAGGCCGCACCCAAGGCAGCACCCGCAGCACCCGCCGCCACCACCTACACAATGGGGCCGTGGCCTGCCAAGCACGCCAGCGGCAACAGCATCCGTTGCTACATGTTTAAGGTGGCAACCCAGCTTACCGCCAAGCACCCCAACGGGTTTACCGTGGCACAGTATGCAAGCGCCCTTGCGGCTGGCCTGCAAGCGTGGGGCAACAGCGGCGGCAAGGTGCCAAGCACGGGCTTTGGCACGGCACAAGCGCCCAACGGGGCAGCGCGGCAGCACGCCCAATGGCC